CGGAAGCAACAAGCTGCTGATTTTCCACCTTAAGCCTTTGTATTTCATCAGCAAGAATAGGAATGTTATTAGATAAGGCTAAAAATCCAGTTTGAGCCGAAACGGCAAATGCTGGAGCTTCACGGCTTAATTGGTTAATAGAATTTGAAAGTCCATTCCATTTAGGTTTAGTAGAGGCTGCGGTATTACCAGCCATAGCAGTGGCCTTAGTAGATCGTGCCACAGCCTGAGTATATTCATCAACCTCTTTTACGTTGTTGTCATATACTCGCTTCACTGTGCTGCTAACACGCTTAGCAGACTTCTCAGCCGTTTGGTCAATGCCCGTAATGTCGGCCTTCACTTTCTGTGAATCGGCTTTCACCCGTTCATTGTTAATAATAAAATCTACATTAATCGGTTCCATTGCTAAATTTTGAAGCCAACATACTGGCCAGTTCTTTACCTTCGCCTTTTTCTACTACTTCGCCTTTTTTCTTGAAATTGGGTCTATCGGCCATCATCAATAAGAGATTCGGACGGCTTACCTTCCACAATATATCATGCATGCTCCAGCCTGTTTCTTTGGCAAACTGGTAGAGCATTCCCCAAGGGCTATTGAGGCCTGTAGCTATTAACTCCCTTGATTTTCTTGACCCATCCTCGGTGTCGTCAGCTTCATCATCCGAACCGATCTGGTAGTACTCATAAAATCCGCTGCTCCGCCATATATCAAGACCAGCATTGCAATAGTGGTAATCTCCACTGGCTTGCAGTGCCATTTCATATAGTGCGCCACTGGTTTGGTGAACAGTTTCCCCATCCAATAGCCATTGAGCCAAGCACAAGCAACCGCCCGTCTGATAGCTTTGCCATGCGCTACCATAATGCCAAGGGCTTGTTCATGTGTTAAATCTTCCAGTTTTTCCGATGATAAGCCCGTACTGAGGTAATAGCTGGCTACTCTGTGAAGCGTACCTTCATAAGGAGCCCTTACCGTCATGCTCACGGTCTTAATGCCAATTAGCCGTAAAAGAAGAGGCGCACGCATCTTCATACGCGCGCCCCTATCTAAGATTTGGTCAGCGGCTAACCGCTCTATATCCATTTTCTCCTTCATATTACACTGGATTTCCCACTGTCATAACCGGTACGCCATCAACCTTAGGTTGAAGAGGTGAAATCATCAATTGCAATAATTGAATACCTTTTCTATTGAAATCTCCACCATATTTACCAGTAGTTTTCCCTCTGTTGAAGGTAGTTTTAGTACCATCTTTAAAGGTAATTCTCCATGCAAATTCGATATCCACGATATCATTTGGCTTATTCCAAACCTCATTTGGATCAACTCCCGTAACCGTACCTCCTAAGTACTTTACAAGATTAGCAGGAGATGTATCCATTAAGGACATATTGAGTGTCATTGCACCCTGCTCCTGAATCACTAAAATAGGATTTTGGTCTAATTCTGAGAAATGCTCGGTTTTCTCTCCGTCAGCCGTTTCAAGGGTGATGGTCTCTCTATAAATCTTACCAACATCTTCCCAAGTATCCGGAAGTCCTGTTACACCGTCTATTGCTGCTACCTCGACCTTATCGAGGCCATAACTTACTTTTGACATAATTTCTAAATATTATCAGTTAGAATTTCCTTATTTATCAGATGCCTCAGCTTTCACTTCAGCTATCTTTTCCTCAATCCTTTTTGCATCCCATGTGTGATGCGCTGGATTGCCCGTAAGAGTTTTATACTCTTCTTTCAATGAGTCCAAACTCTTCAATTCGGACTGATCCGCTTGATTATCTTTCTGATCTACATCCTGATCATTAGGCTGATCAGTATCCGCTCCTTCAGTAGTTTCAGGTTTGGAAGGCTCATCATCTTGAGATGAATCACTGCCTTCCTCGCCTTGGCTTCCATCAGGGTTTGTTGGCGTGTCAGCATTTTCACCAGCCGATTGCTCCGCTGCTTTCTTTGCCTCAATATCTTTCTCCAGCTCTTCATTGGCTGGCACCGAATTTCTCACAACTTTATCTACCTTCTTATCTTTCAATAATTGAGCTGCTGACTCAGCATCTTGCTCGGTGTAGAAAAATTTATCATTGGAAGTCACGTAGAACTCATCCGTTTTGGGATGGGTCGCAAACATGATCTTCACTTTATCTGCTCTTGTATTTCCCATTTTAAAATAGTTTTAAAGGGTTTTGAATTACTTTTAAAAGGCGCAGCACCAAAATGATAGCTGCTATAATTAAGGCTACCCACATCCACCANGGGAACCTAAAACCTGAAGGCTTCTCTTTGACCTTCTCTTTTTCTTGGCTTGCTTCCTTCACCTTTGTCTTGGTTTCGGATTCTCGGCTTTCCGTCTTCTGCAACTTAGAGCGAGCCACTGGCTTGACTTTAGTGTGATAACTTATACCTGAAGGCTTCACTACCATTTCCAATTCCACGCCTCTGCTCTTAACAGGGATCACTAATGAATCCAAGTCCTTAAGTCTGGTGAAATCGAAAGGCACAAAGCCACTAATTTCATCATCGAAATAGTCCGTGGTCAATACCTCATCGGTACTGATCAGTAAGGAGCTGTCGATAATGCTTTCTCGCTCTACTTGCTTGCTGATGGTCTGATTTGTCGATTTGCAGGCGGTCATATTACCGCCTGCGATAACCGCTATTAACCAAATTAAACAAGTATGCCTCAACATCTTTTCTCTATTAAAGTGTAGGAAAAGCTGTTACCGTATATCTCTTTAGACCTATTACATAGGTTCATCACCAATTCATGTGCATCAGTGGATTGCCTTACCTGACATCCAGCCGAGTAAGCTCCAATCTTATCCACTTCCTTCAGCCAAGAAGTGGTGTGCATGTTCATTCCAGTTACATCCGTGTATAGCCTTCCATCAGGATCAAGCTGACCGTCCTGGTCATTATCTCTCCAACCTTTGAAGGGCGAACCAGCCTGAACTAATGCCTCATAGCCTTTATGCTTCCCAACTGTCCAGCAGTCACGATACTGACCGGGTGCTAGAATGAAAGTGCCGTTTACATTTCCCATCCTATTCTTCAGCCACCATAAGCCCGGTAGTGTAGTGCCTTTATGCTCTATTATTACCTCATTGCCTTGCTCATCACGATAGGCAACACCCAGCACATCATTGAACTCATCGACAGCCTTATAGCCGTTTCGGATGCCGAATAAATTGAGGTTATAAGCTCCTTTGTCAAAAAAGACGTGTCCTAATTCCTCAAATAGCGATTTGATTTCCTGATAAGTCATTTGAAGTAAGTGTTTATTTTCTCCTGTAATCGGGTAATCCAGTGCGACTTTGGCTTGCCTGTGATAACTGCCAAATTCTCTGATATGCTGACAATATTCTCCATCACGATTTGCACCACAAAAAACACGTGCATCCAGTGGAATACCTCAGCCGCTAATGTATTCTCATGACTCTCAAAGCTCCTTTGCATCAGGTAGCTAATCGCAATAATGAGGAGATAGTAAGCCAACTTAAATGAGAATCGACTCAGCTTCATGCTACTGAATTTTTCCTTGGAATACTTTGCTCTCAACAAGCCTGTAATTAGCTCAAATAAAAACACTCCAAACAGTGCTATAAAGGCTAAGGCATCAATGCCGAAAATTCGAAATATAAGTGCCCCAACGCCACTGATTGAAATAGTGAAAATAGTCATGCTTACATACTTGAGAGAGGGAAAGAGGCTGTCGGTAAAATCCGACAGCGTCTCATATCCAAATGAATTCAATATTTTGATGAAGTAGTTCATCTTAGATTAGGCTGATTTATCTTGCTTCAAAATACCTAAGCCTAGGTAATCATTTCTGCGAGCTCTACCACCTGTGAATACTTCCATTGAGAAAATATCCGCATAGTGTGTAGGTGCTTTCAACTGCTCAAAGAAGTCCATATCACCCATTGCATACTCAACCGCTTCAGAAGTCCAAAACAATGACGCTTCATCATCAGTAGTCGCTCCAGCTTCTCCTGGTAATTTGAAATCACCAGCCCCATCAATGATATACACAGAGCTTCGGCTCATAATATTCCATCCTTGCACCTTGGCAATGATACCGGCTCTTCTTTCCTCTTCAGTTACTGACTGCATATAAGTAGCCGTAACTACTGAATCAGCAGGGAATAAATCGGCAATCATTTGAGGAGTAAGCATGGCATACATCTTATTCTCAAACCATCTGTTCTCTTGACGAAACTTTGTGGCCATTCTCTGTAAATCGCCCAAAACCGCTTTTTTCCTATTTCCAGTGGCATCAGGAGCAGTTGCGAGTGCTGCATCTCCAGTAGTCAATAAAATACGGCTTGCCGGAATAGTTGATACTGAGTAACTTCCCATTGCAGGGGTTGTAATCCAGTTGATTAACATGTGCTCCGCTACTGACTGAGTCAGCTTATTTCTGTCTTCACCCAATACCGAATTACGCTTATCATAAGATAATTGGTAATTATCAACATTAGGGATTTTCACAGGATCAGTGCTATAAGAATCAATTAGGTAGATTACATCATCATCAGTTCTAGTCCTGATAGATGCAGGAAATGTATTTCTATTCTTCACTACATTACCTGAACCACCTGATTGTGGAATGTGAACGGCTCTACCGTTGATATGCTCCTTGCTTACTTGCTTGGCAAATTTCAAAAAGCCATTATCCTTAAATATTTCCTCTTCAATATGGTCTTGCCAAATCTCTTTCTGCACCGCCATCATCAGCACGCCATTTTTCCAACGAGGTGCGATAATCGGTCGAATAAAGGAGATGACAAACCCAAGGGCAAATGTACCTCCAGCAACCGCATAGAGGTTCGCACCAACCGTGGTGCTGGCTACAATCCCGATTAGGAGAGCCATGACTATGTTATATAGTAAACTTTTAAAATTTATCTTTTTCATGATTTCTATTTTTAATGATTGACTTTGTTTTGGTATTGGTTAAAATGTCCGACAAAGAGTATCAAGGCTCTTATTGGCCTTGATATTCCTTTCCGAATTCCTCCTGAAACTTTGCTTTGAAAAGTCCGAAATCATCCTTTTTCAAGGCGATCAGCATTCCTTTCTTATCCAGCTCTTTCCAGCTCAGTTCCACATATTTCTCTTTGGCTTTGTCCTTTCCATCATTGAAGCTGTCTTCAGCTGATGGGTTGGCAGGCATTTTATCCAAAATGCTCTTGGCGTGATCAAAGCTTAATTTTACAAAGTCCTCACGCTGGTCTTCTGTGATTTTGCGATCTACCTTAATGGCCTGATCTAAAAGAGCAGTCTTTTTCTCTTTCTCCTGGTCCGCCTTTAGGGTCAATAAATCTTCCTCAGCCTTTTCCCTCAATTTCACTTCGTCCGCTTTCTCGGTTTTCAAAGTGTTGATTTGCGTTTTTTGCTGATTGGCCAGCGTTACGATGTTTTGGATTGCTTCCTCAGCTTCTTGTGAATCCTGAGGAGTAGCCCCGTCCGCAAGCTTTAAAAGCGGCAGGACTGACGGGCTTAACTCTATCTTTTTCATATCTGATTTTTTTGGTGGTAATACTTTCTTTAGGTAGTCTTGAGAGAGGGTAATGACTTGCTCATTTTCATCATAAAGCACAACTGCAAGCGCATCAGGATTAGAGCCTATGTCGCATAAGGAAGCCTCTAATGCTACTGACTTCTCAAGCCAGTTCTCACCGTTCTCTTCCTTCCATTCCACAGGACTAAGGCCAGCACTCGCCATTTTGATAGTGCCATTCTCTACTTTGTTATAAATAGACATGGCAAAGTCATCCGTCTCATCAAATGACGGCACTCCTGTTAATTGACCATCCGCATTCACTTCTAAGTCTTCCCAAAATCCAAGCGGCAAGATTTCATCTTTACGCTCTCCCTTTGGTCGCTTATGCATCCACAGTAATAGTGGGTTTTTGTTGAATTGATTTAGGTCAATGCCTGAAGTCCTCACCTTGAAGCCAAGGTTATTTTGAGTTTCAGTACTGATTACAAATCGCTTAGTGCTTTTCTTCATGATTAAAATTTGGGTTTATTTCCCTCGATTCTTCACAAAGAAAAAGCGGTTTTTCGGGGCTAAAAAATTGGGTTTTTGACAGCTAGCAGTAGCTGTAGTACTAAGCTTGCAGAAAGTGCTAGCTTAGAAATAATGGATTTTTTTAAGCCTTATAAAGGGCTGAATTTTGAAGCATGGCAAAGCAAAAAAACACTTCACAAAGCATGCAACAGAAGCATGAACACGCCAAATTACTCTATACCGTGCAAGGAGTAACTGTGCAAAAAGAGCTATCCGAAAGAGTGGGCGTATCTCCTCAGACTATCAATAAATGGGTGAATGCAGATGATAGGCTTTGGGACAGGATGCGAGAAAGCACGCTCATCACCAAAGAGGCTGAAATGCGCAGAATGTACATGCAGCTGACTGAGTTGAATGATAAGATTATGGGCAGAGAAAAAGGCGATCGATTCGCTAATTCTAAAGAAGCCGACACACTTAGTAAA